GTCATTAGAAGTCAATCTATAACAGATTATGTAGCACCTTCATTTACAATCACAGTTACAGGCACTTCAGGTAAATTTAAATGTTTAGTTCGTGGTAAACTTATTATGAACACAATTACAGCAAGTGGCACAACGTCAGAAATAGCAGAACAAATCAAAGTAGCAATTAACGATTACACAACAGGTGTCCCAGATTTTACGGCAACACGTTCAACTAACACAGTTACAGTTACAGGCCCACAAGGTCTTGGTAACACTTACAATGGCTTACAGCCAACTAACGGTGCTCTGTCTCCGCTCTTAGCAACAACGATTTCACAAATTGCAGGCGGTGTATCACCAAGTCGTATTACACAACCAAAACAAACTACAAAATTTTTAAAAGCAAAGTTCATACCAGCACTTAGATTTACAAATACATTATCAGCAAGTAATGTTTCATTTGCTCAAGTAAAATACAGACCAGCACAAGGTGATGGCGAAACTGATTTAAGTGAATTAGGGTTCTTTATTGGAGGCAGAGACGAAATAGAAGAACCAAGTAATATCGGTGTGTCGTTTTCTGCTTGGCAATCAGGCGGATATACATCTACAAAAGGTTGGTCAAACAATCCTGCATGGGTGTTTTTTGATTATCTTACGGACCAAACGTTTGGCCTAGGTAATGATATCGTATTAGATTCAGAACAAAAAGCAACTCTATATGCAGATATTTACAATGCATCATTATGGTGTAAGCAAAACCCAACAGGCAACGCATTACAAAATGCGGCAAGATTTAATGGTTTATTTTACGGTGCAGAATCTAAATTTGAAGCATTACAAAAAATTGCAGATTCAATGTTTGCTAAGTTTTTATACTTAAATGGTAATCCAAGATTGTTCTATGATGGTCAATCGTATGCGTTTAGTTCATATACACCAACAATTAAAAAACTAGTCAATCAAACAAACTCTGCCGAAATAATTTATCAAGGCGGTTCTGTAGATAATATCTTTAACGTGATTAACGTTAAATGGAACAACCCTGACAATTACTTTAGATTAGAAGATGTTCAATATAAAAACGCAACAAGTATTGCTAAGTTCGGTGAAAGAGAAACAACAATAGAACTTACAGGTTGCACAAGCAAACAACAAGCGTTATGGCACGGTGCTTGGATGTATGAAACAGAACAAGCTAATTCAGAAACAGTTACTTACATTGCAGGCTTTGACCATTACGATGTAGTGCCAGGTGACTTGATTTTATTAAATGATACATTACGAGTAGATACACAAACAACAGGCGGTAGAGTATCAAGTGTATCAGGTGATACACTTACATTAGATAGAAATGCAGGATCTGGTTCAATAGCAGTTATGGATCAAACAGGTGTTATGAGAACAGGAACAGTATCAGGAACAACAGCAACAATGTCCGGCTCACATGGTTACTTAGCAGGTGCAGTTTTCAATACGTATAGTGGCACACTGTACGGGAACTATCGTGTTGTAGCGATTGAGGAATCAGAAGATGGCATTTATGCGGTTACGGCGCATAAACATGACCCGGATAAATATACAAGAATATGGGCAAACACCGTATAACGGAGAAATATAAATGGCTTTAGGTAACTCAAACATTCCATACACTCCCTTTCAGGAGACAAGTTTTGGATATGGTTCAACAGAACTAGCAACAAATTATTATGAAATAACTGGATTTCAGAATTCAACAGATATAGTAAAAATTGTTATACAACATTTATCTGGAAACTGGGATGATACTGGCCATATATCCACACCTAGTTCTGGGACTGCTGTTTCTGTATATGATCCAACAACAAAAATATTTACAGTTAGAGGACAACGTTCAGACGTAGATGTAGTTCTTTCTCAACTTACTTTTTACCCAGCTGACAACCCAGCATCAAGACCTTATGCCGCAGACAATACTAATGGATTTAAAACTTTATTATTCAAACAAAATCAAACAACAGGTAACTATGGTTCAGCAGAAAACCCCCCAGCGATTGGCGATACTACTTTTGAAGCTGTAGGATATGATGCTAATAATGTTTCACGAATTACAGGAACAATTATATTTAATCCTACAGAACCAACTACAGGAAATCAAAGACCATTTTTCGCTACAGCACCTGCACATCAAGATTATTCAACAAACACATATGACCAATCAACAGGTGCAGTTTTAGATTTCGGTGTTCTGGATCACGGTTCTGATACAGAAAATGTTACAGTCAAAGGTTTCTTTGCACCATATTCATCAAGTGATACAACTATAGATTTAAATGGAGAAATAGAAACAACATTTATACCAGATACAAGTCTTGGTAGTTTTGCAAATCTTAATGACCTTTATATTGGTAATAAACTTGCTTCAACTCCATCTCAATTTGAAAAATTTAATTTTACAGGATCAGTTACAGAAGCACAAGCATTTCTTGATAATTTAAAATATAAAACATTAAATTCTGCACAAGACAAAACATTTAACATGCACGTAACTGTTGATGACGGTGTTACTGGTTCAGTACTAATAAAAACAATGTATCATGCCAAAGCATTGACAGTATCTACTCTACCAACAACACAAACATTTAAAGAAGATAATACAGCGGTATTTGATTTAGGTTCTGTTATATTTGGCAACATCGATGAGATGCCAGAAGTCAATTCATTCAAAGCAGTTATTACACTAGACTCTACAGGAAAAGGTGGTGCTACTTCATTCGGTACTACAACAACAGTAGACACAGATTCATATAATGCAAGTACGGGTGTATTAACAATCGTTCATGATAACTTAGCAACGTTCAAACAAGCAATTAGAAATTTAGAATTTGTCCCAGTAACAGACTTTAACTCAAGTTTTACATTTACAGTAGTATTTACATTTGAAAATAGTACTATCGGTTCATCTTATGCAAGTGCATCACAAACAATAAATGTTACAGGTCAAGAATCAAGTGAAGTAGAAAATATTTCAGTTACACACAACTACACAGAAGACCAAGTTTATTATTTTAAAGACAACACACCATTACAAATTATTCACCCAATCAATCAAGCATTTAAAGTAGATTTTAATTATACGATTGACTCTAGAACGATTAGTCAAGTGGGTGATTTGAATACAACAAACACAGATGTAACTAAAACTACAGTAGGTAATACTATTACATTTACAGGAACACGTGACCAACTTAACGATGCATTAGAAAATTTACGTTTTGAACCTTTTACTGATGTTGATTTGTCATTTCCAATAAATGTAACTGTAACAAGAACAGGCGGTGATTTAACATTTGAAACACCATCAACTGGTCAATTCTCAATGGTAGGAAATGCACAAACAGAATTTACATTTACAGCACCAGAAAAAATTGTTTGGGCAGAAGATACTACTGTTAGATTTGATAATGGTTTAGAAATATTAGATACATCTTTAGAAGACCCACTACTTCCTGCATTTGGAGGTTCATATAAATTTACAGCAAGAGCAAAGTACGCCGATGGAACAAGTGTTAACAGTTCCGATATTGCATTTACATGTGATAGTGCATTAGATGCCACTGTATCAGGAACAGGCACTGTTGCAGATCCACTAATTATTACAGGTTCTAGAGTTGATATAAATCATGCTGTTCAAAACTTTGTTATGACACCAAAAGCAGATTTTACAGCGGCTCAAGAATTTCGTTTTGAATATCAATTAGAACGTGGTTTAATCACAGATAGTTATTATGCACTATATTTAAACTTCAATCAATCTACTAGTTTTGATAGCGGAACACCAAGTGCAGAACTAGAAGTTTCAGCCAATAATTTAAAGTACGGCACAGATACGATTGCTGATTTAGGAAATACGTATAGAATTGTTGACGCGGCAGTAGACAAAGAATATACAGTAACATTTACAATGGATTCAAATGCTCCTGGTATTTTAAGAGCAACAGCAATTGGCGATGCTACAGTAGAATATGTTACAGCAGATAAAAGATTAATATGTAGAGGAACAAAAGTAGATTTAAACAATGTGTTTAGAACACTAGAATATCTTCCAACACTTGGTTCAACAAACGACATAACTATTGCATATTTTCAAAAACAAAGAACAGATACTATTACACAGGCGGCTGGATCAGATACATTTACTCTTTTTCATGATCCTAGTGTTCCAAAATTCACTTTAGATACAACAAATCAAAATTTATTTTATGCAGAAGATTTACAAGACCAAGAAGACATTCTTGCATTTACTAATTTAAAAATTACAGATGCAACAGAAGAACTTCTTGCAGGAACAGGAAAAACAGTTCATTATGTCATAGAAATGACACTTAATCCTACAACAGAAATATTCTTTTTTAGAGATTATGCCGAGTCAGGAGTTCTTGCAGATGGTATAGTAGAAGAAAAAGCAAGTTCTATTACATTTACAGGTAGTAAAGCGTTTTGTAATGAAAAAATAAAAAGTTTAAAATTCAGTGGTAATCCTGACCAAGTAGACGATGTTGCTATTGTTTATTCTCAGTCAAGATATATAGATAATAAATTTAGTGAACTACAAGCAGACGCCGTAACAGCCTTAACACTTAGGGCACAAAGTGGAGGAAGTGCAGAAGCAGTATTCTCTACAGACCTACAATTCTTTACAGTAAATTCAGCAGTAGGTGAAAACAATGAAGTAGTCAATCCACATTTCTTACATACTAGTTTTACAAGTACTACATATAAACCACCAGTAGTAATTATTGATTCAGCAGTTGAATCAGGTGGGCCAACACTATACAAATTAGAAGTTATATCATCTAATTTACCAACAGGCGTTACGATTGCTGATATTACATTCAAAACAAAAGCAGACTTTAAAGAAGCAATTTCAAACGGTATAGTTCCACAAAATGTATCAGATAGTTTTGTAGAATCATTGCAGTATGGATCTGAGTACGAAGTTCATTTTAAATTAACTAGAAGATTAGGTAATGGAACAGAAGCAGAGATAGAATTTGATAAACTTACTTACAAGTTTATTACACCTCCGCAAGTATTTGAATTTAAAGATACTACTCCTACTGTTAGAATTTCTACAAACACAATAGATTATAATCAAAGCACACACGCTCGTATTAAAGGACGTGATCCACAAGATGTTACTGTAATTGGTGAAGATATACTTGACAGATACTTTTTTGGTTATGTTAAAAAAGACACAGGAACAAATGAATTTTACGGAACAGACATAGGAACTGATTTAAAATCTTTAACATTTACTGAAATATCACAAGATGGTTTTAGTTTAAGAGAACAATCGGAAACATCAGAAATATCATATAATCCGTTCAATAACCCACTCGTTACTTCATTTACTAACACTTATAAAACATTCACACCAAATAGTTTTGGAGGCACGGAAGTATCAAAAGCAGAACATGTATGTATAGATAAATTTGGATTAAAAACTACTTTAACTATCAATTATAGTGAAATCGGTATAAAATATACTAATTCATTTAGAGAAGGACATGCCTCCAATACTAACACATTGAACGTGTATGCACATCATACTGGTGACCAAGATGGCGCATTTACAATTACATCAATGAATGGATTGTATCCAGATATATCAGCTAACACTAATTTAGAAGATAATAATTTTGTAAAAGTTTCAAATTATTGGATGAGTGAAAATGATATTGGATCAAACATTGGAAATTTTGAAACTTTAGATGAATCAAGATTTACTCCACGAAATGTAACATCTGGGTCTAGACGAACAGGAAGATTAACGTATACTCCTAGTTCAAATTATCCAAATGACATACAGTATTCAAATTATGAAACTTCAGTTAAATCCGTTACAAATTTTGGATTTAAAGTTCAGCAAGTAGGGCCTTATAAAAGTCCATATGGCACACATGTTAATGCTGACTGGGCATTTAGAACTGGTTTTCAAGGATTGCAAGGAGAATACGATTTTGGGGTGCATCTCCCAGACGGTTTAAGAACTAGTATTGTATTTACATATGGTATTGGAAGTGACAAACCAGAACAATTTTTCATGAATCGTGTTGATACTTTTATAAAATCTACACGAGGAAAAGAAGGAGCAAAACCAGGTGGTAATGATTTTCTCATTAAGCTGGATAAATTAGCAACACATTTACATACAGTATCTAACCCAACTACTCAAAAAACACGTGGATATTTTTTCCATACACATGATATGGAACAGACGAAGAATTGGTTTGGTAATCGTATTTCTCCATCTGGACCGTTTCCTGTTATGTTGCACATTAAAGAAGGCTATGACTTTTTAACTGGTGATGGTATAAACTTTGGTGATCCAGAAAGTTATGTAGATAATATTACAAACTGGTTTGAACCACCAAGAAGCTATGATAGTCAACCAACTTATGACTTTGAAGTTGATTCAAGTGATTTAAATAATGTAAAAATATTATTAGTTAAAAGTTTTATAAGGGACTTTGGAGTTCCAACTTCAGGGTTTGACCAAATATTTGGTCGGTATATTATAAACGAAGCAATGGTACTAAAACAAAATCCGGATAATACATTTACACAATTATCTTTTCATAGAACTCAGAGTAAACCATCGGCAAAAGGTGATGTTTATGTTCATGGAGTTCCAAGTTCAAATACAAACATAACTCCAGGTCAAAATATTTTTACGGCACCAGACTACGACAGGTGGGCTAGAAGACACGGCACAGACAATGTTCCAAGAATAAAAGTGTATAATGGAAAATTTGTATTACCAACAGGACATGTGATTCAACCAAAAGAAACAGTTCCAACAGAAGACGTATTTTTAAGACTTAGTGAAGATGAATATTCACTTACAAAAGCAAATTCGATTTTTGGCACAGATATTGTAGGCAAACTTATTGACCAATATATCATTATGCCAGATAATAAACTAGCTTATGTTTCAGCGGGAGATGGGATAATTGCTAATCCTAAAGAAGGTATAAATATTAGACTAGATAACAATAGATTTGATTACATCTATATTACCAATGATGGAATTAATACTTTTGATTTTTACGGTGTTATGGCAAAAGCAGGTGCTCGTAACACTGTTAATCAAACACCATTTCCAGGATTTGCCAAAAAATTGTTTATGTTTAAAGCACTGGGAAAACTATAAAGGAAAAACACTATGACAACAATTAACTTAAGAGGAAACTTGGATCAAGCGATGTCTTCCGGTCAATTAGACGGAAACTTTACAACGCTAGGCTTAACACACGGTATGAATACTTCAAATGTCGCAATAGGAGTTGAGACAGTAACAGCGACAATTGGTACTATTACAACAGCCAATAATACTACAACAAATACAACAAATATTGACGTTTCGGGAAGAATTCTTGTAAATGAAACAACATCTGCACAAACAACAGCAAGAAACAGTCATTTTCCAAATGCACATTCTGTAATATACACAGAAGATTATAAGGATCATATTATTATTAAGCCAGGAGGGGCTGTTAATGCAACAACAAATATGACTTATCAAAGAGCATTTGAAGGCGATGCGGCGGCTGGTATAGGTGTAGGTATATTTGGACAATTTACTGCAACTGATGTTACTACTCCAGAATATTTAGGTGGGTGGGACTTTACTATCAACAATTTCACAGACACAAATAATTTTGATACAAAGTGGGCACCATATGTTTATTCAACTGCATCTGGCACAAGAACAGTTCATACACCAATAGCGATTGAACATGATAATATTGAGGCTAATGCTCCCGTACAATTAAAGTCATACAGTAATACACAAAGAAACGCACTAACAAATCTTGTTAATGGTCAGTTAATTTACAACACAGACACTAACAAAGTTCAAGCAAGAGTTGAAGGTGACTGGGTTGATTTACACTAATGGCAAAGGATCCTAGATTAGCAAGATTTGGGTTAGCGGGTTATAACAAACCAAAAAGAACACCTAAACACAAAACTAAATCACATATTGTACTTGCTAAAGATGGTGATAAAATAAAACTAATTCGTTTTGGGCAACAAGGTGTAAAAGGTTTTGGTAAAGTAAAAACAAAACAAGGCGCAGAAAAAAGAGCGGCTTTTAGAGCAAGACACGCCAAGAATATTGCTAAAGGCAAAATGTCAGGTGCGTATTGGTCAAATCGAGTAAAATGGTAAGAATAGTGAATTTAAAACAGTACTGGGACTTAGAGACCAAAAAATGGGATAGACAAGCAGAAATGAAACACAGTTATGTGTTGATGAAACTTGACATGATGCTCGCCCAACACAAGAGCATTGGACTAATCGACATTCATGATTTACATGAATTTATTGTTTTGTTTAGAACACTAGACAAAAGAAGACAAAGATTATATGCACATCTCGTAGATGAGATGGCTGAATTATGGGATAGCTTTGACGAAGTGGATGATTAAAGTGGCTTACACCGTACTAGACGTAGAACGCTATAGAAAACTAAAATGGCGTAAACAAAGAGACAAAAGATTAAAAGGCAGTGGAGGACTTATCTTAGTAGACCATACTTGTAATATGAGATACATACCAGAAGGATCTATTTTAAGAACAACAACAAGTCCAAGACAAAATATGTGGGAAATCAATCTACCAGAAGATTTCAATAAAAGTGTAAAAAAAGTTGCAAAAACACTTGACGCCATCGCCTATATGTGATATAAATATATATAGTAGTAACAATTATACTCCTTTTGTATTTC